ACATCAGACACTTTGTGTCGCACATAACGAGACACGTCCATACAAAACATGTCAAGACAAATCAAGGCATTTTAGGTATTTTTCCCTACAAAAATTGTGCTGTGGTTATATTTTTCCACAACCATCGAATTGCAAAACATCAAGGATTTCAACCAACCGAGGAAATTATACACAGGAACGGACAAAACTATTGACGCGCCGATGTGCGTCTGGCAGGGTGTCGTCCGAGCCCGACAAACCCTAATTTTCTCGCAACAAAGCCAGCGCGAATGTCGCCCGAGCCACGTTCGAAAGTCCTCGCGATTGACCCCGGCGTGAACGGCGCGTTCGCTGTTTTGGGGCGTGACGGCGCGTTTGTCGACATGGGCGAGCTACCCCGGTTCGCCAAAGCTCTGAGCGCCGTCGAACTGGGCTCGATCTTCGGCATGCACAAGCCTGAACTCATGGTGATCGAGAAAGTTGCCTCCCGGCCCGGCCAGGGTGTCGCCAGCGTGTTTACGTTCGGGTGCGCCTACGGCGTTTGTCTCGGCATTGCGGGAGCTTTGGACGTTCCTGTCTCTTTTGTAACGCCTACGCGCTGGAAGACACACTTCCGGTTAACGGGACTGCCGAAGGACGCCTCGCGTGAGTTGGCGATCCAGCTCTATCCCAACGCGGCGAAGATGCTTGGCCTGAAAAAGCATCACGGACGCGCCGACGCGCTTTTACTGGCGCGGTTCGCGCATGATGCCGAGACAGGGGCGAAATTCGTATGAAACCGGAAGATTTTCCCGAGATCGAGAAGTTAAAGTCTCGCGCCATGTTTGCCCAGCTTCAAGCCGCCAAGAAAGCTGTCAAGGGAACACGCACTCCCGCGCAAGAGGAGCAGATCCAGAGACTGTCGAGAGAACTGGTCGAACACGCGTGGAATTTGTTCAAACGATGAAACCCGGGCTCGAACTCATGCCCTTCCAAGAGGAAGGCGCGAAGCTCCTGGCGCAGTCGCGCCGGGCGATGCTCGTGTGGGACCCTGGTGTCGGCAAGACGCCAACCAGTGTGCGCGCGTGTCTGTTGGCCAGCGCGGCGCGCATCCTGGTGTTTTGTCCTCCGATTGGCACCGCCGTCTGGCGGCAGCACTTCGAGGACTGGAGCGACATCCAAGACATACAGGTGATGAACCGGGACAGCGCGCTTGCGCGTATGCCCTTCACCTTCGTCAAGGGAGAAGGGGTTCGGATTGTCCCTTACTCGTGGGTTTATGAAGCGCGCGGCATCGGCAAAGCCGCCGCCAGACAGGATTGGGATGTCGTGATCATCGACGAAGCCCATTACCTCAAAAACCCCAAAGCGGGGCGTTCAAGCGCGATCTACGGCGTCAAGCACGACCTCGGCGAGGGATCGGCTCTCCAGCACGCTTCCCGTATCTGGTGTCTCACCGGCACGCCGCTGTTGAACCACCCGGCAGAGTTCTGGACCCACCTGCACGCGCTTGCCCCAGACACCATCATTCTCCCCGGTTTCGGCGTGATGACCCATGGCGTGTTCACCGACCGTTTCTGCGTCACCCGGCAGACACCCTACGGCGTTCGCATCATGGGCGGGCGCAACACCCACGAGCTGGCCGGGCGGATCAAGCCGTTCGCCAATCGCAAGCGCCTCAAGGACGTGATCCTCGACATGCCCGAGCTGCGCATCGTCGAACACACGCTGCCCGAAAGCATTTACGTCAATCCTAACCTCCGCCGGATGCTGGCTGACGCCACGGGAGAGTTCGGCGACATCGACGCGCTTGATGACGACGCTCTTTTAAGCGCGGTGCAAGCCGGTTCGGTTGCATTCTCGACTATCCGGCGCCTGATTGGGCTCGCCAAGGTCGAAGGGGTCGGGGATCTCGCCGCCGACGCGCTCGACGACGCCGAGGACGACAAGGTCATTATCTTCGCGCATCACCGCGAAGTCATTTTGTCGCTTGCCGACTACCTAAAGAACTTCAAGAAGCACACGCCGCTCGTCATCCACGGCGGCACGCCAATGAGCGCGCGCGACGCCGCTATCGAACAATTCCAGAACGACGAGCGGCGACGTTTGATCATTCTCGCCATCGAGGCCGCGGGCGAGGTGATCACGCTGCACGCGTCGCACAACGTGATCGTGGCCGAGCCCTCCCCGGTGCCTGCCAAGAACCACCAGGCTATCGCCCGGGCCCATCGCAAGGGCCAGAAACATCCGGTGCTGGCGCGGTTCGTCTTGTTACCTGGTACTTTGGACGCCCGCTTGATGAGCATCGTCGCCCGGAAGACCCGGGACATCGCCCAAGTCATCGATGGAGCGCCAGGCAAGGAGGAGAAAGCCGAGTACGTGTTTCCGAACACGGAGTGATTTGTGCGGCAATGATGATTTCGGGGGAGAACGCCAAGAAAGAGGGACGATGGGACAATGAGCAAAATTTCTGTAGTGTTTGAAGCGGAAACCCCAGACAAACTGCTGCAACTCGTACTGACCTACGCGCTACAAAACAAAAAACCGCCGTCCTGGCTGGGCCAACCCCTCGACCCCGAAGCGGTCCAAGCCGAAGCCGAGGCGCGTGAACAGATCGACGCCGAAGACGCCGCCGAGGACGAAGCCAGCCACGCCAAGGGTAATGGCGCAGATCCCGAGCCCGAGCCGACGCCAGCGCCGGAGCCCGCGAAGCGAGCGCGAGCCCAACGGGCGCGCGTGTCTGCGGTCCCGCCCCCAGCAGCGCCAGCTCCTGCGGCGGCGCCCCCCGCTCCCCCTCCGCCTCCGGTGGATTTGCCTCCGCTCGACACGCTCAAGTCGGTCGTCACCGCCGCAGTGCGCCTGGCGCAGAAAGGGGAGGGTTCGAAAGTGATCCTCGATCTCCTGCCGGGGTTCAAAGACGCGACTGGGCTCCAATTCGTGATGAACGCCGACGAAAAACATCGGCCCGCGCTTTATGACCTGGTGCAGGCGGCGGGTTTGCCCGTAGTCTGATGGCGGACGCCAAGCGCCACGCGCGCCTGGGCCCGTCGTCCAGCGACATCTGGCTGACGTGTCTCGGCGCTCCAGCCGAGTGGGCGAAACACCCGCCGAAACAGGTGGGCTTCGCCGCTAAGGAGGGGACTTTAGCGCATGCGCTCTGCGAGGCGGCGCTCAAGCTTAACGCGGTGCCGTGGACCGAAGGCATGAAATTCATGGTCGACGGGGAGGAGATCGAGGTGACGCAGGAGATGCTGAACGCCGTGTCTCTTTTTGCGGCGACAACAGGACGCATCTCGGATTTTTCGGATTGGCGCATGGTCGAGGAGGAGGTGTCTCTCGGCTGGCTGTGGACCGACGGGCCGCCCGAGGAGCTGTTTGGCACTGCCGACTTCGCGGCGTGCGACGCGATCACGCTCTACATCGTCGACTTCAAATACGGGCGCGGTAAAGCCGTCAGGCCCGAGGGCAACACCCAGATGCTTTGCTACGCGGTCGGCGTCCTGGGACGACTGATGTTGGTGCGCCCGGACCTCGCCGCGTCCATCGAGAGTGTCTGCGTGCTGATCGTGCAGCCTCGCGCTGGAGGCGATCCGGTGCGTTCGTGGACGCTCTCGGTTGGCGAGCTGCTGTACTGGGCTTACGCCGTCCTCAAGCCCGCTATCGAACGGATCGCCGCCGGGCGCGGTCTGTCTCTCGTGGCCGGAAATCACTGCTATTTTTGCGCCGCTAGCATCGAGTGCCCGGCTTACCGAAGACTAAAACTGCAACGCTCGATTGACAGCTTTCCAGATTACGACCCTGAACTCGATGAAGAAGGAATTGTCTGATGTCGACCCATTTTTGGCCGGGAGACATTCCGCCGCGACCCGGTACTTACCTGTTCACCTGCTTATCCAAGAACAGGCAGGCAGTCGCGGTTCAATGGTGGGACGAAGCTATCCGCAACATGTGTCGACCAGACGCGATCTGGCGACCACCCGAAGACCCAAAGGACTTCGCAGACACAAAGGACTTTGTCATGGCTACGACTTCTATTCTGACGCCTCCGGGCACCGCGTCGTTTTTGAACCTCCAGAAGGCCCGGCCTGTCGTCGTTGGCGGCGAGCCGCGTTTCTCGCTCACCTTGATCTTCGATAAGGCGCAGCAGGCGCGCCCCGAATTCAAGACGCTCCAGATGGGTATTGATGGAGCCCTCAAGGAGCGTTGGCCTGGCAAGCTGCCCGTCGGCCTGCGCTCGCCCTTCCACGACGGGGCTGAGAAAGCCGGTGTCTACGATGGCTACAAGGCGGGCGACGTGTTCATTTCGCCGTGGTCGAAAGACAAGCCCGGCGCAGTGAATGCGCGCAAGGAGGACATCATCGACTGGACCGAGTTCTGGGCCGGTTGGCTGGTGCGCGCCAACGTGCGGCCCTTCGCCTACGACCAGGGCGGCAACAAGGGCTGCGGTCTGTTCCTCGACAGCGTGCAGTTCCTGCGCCCCGGCAAGCGGCTCGATGGCCGCAAGGCCGCGTCCGAGAGCTTCCCCGACGACGAGGACACCGAAGAGCTGGTCTGAACCACCCCTCGGGCCACGGGCGGCTTTGCCGCCCGTGTCTCGTTTTACGGCAGACGGAGCAAACACATGGACGACAAAGTGAAGAACGACATGTTCGACGATGAGCGCCACGATATCTTCCCTGAAACTGAAAGCCGCCGCGTCGCGGAGCGCTACGCGCCAAAAATCCCTGGTGTCACGCCTGTGCCTATGCCGCGCGCGGTCGCCATCGAGGGCGTACGCGCCATCGAGCAGGAGCTGCGTCGCCCGCTCGCCCCCGAGGCGCGTCATCCCTTGCTCGCCGCGCGGGAGCACACGCACGGCAATTTCGAAGCCACCGCGCTGATCGCCCAGCGCTTCAAGGACGTGGCGCGCAACACGCCCAACTGGGGAGCCAAGCTCACCGACGTGCAGCGCGAAGCGCTGGAGGGAATGTTCACCAAGATCGCGCGCATTCTCTCCGGCGACCCGAACCACAAGGATCACTGGTCGGACGTGGCTGGCGGCGCGCATCTGGTCGAGGAGCGCCTGTGACCACGCCTCGACACGGTGAGGCTGTTCTCGCCGAGATCGCTAAATTTTGGACGCGAGGCATCACGACCGCTGAAATCGGTCGGCTCCTGTGCATCTCCAAGAATTCGGTCTGTCGGTTGGCGCGCGACGCCCGTCTAAGGGGTGATCCGCGCTTTCCCGAACGCGTGCAGCCCCCGCGCGAGCCCACGCCGCCACGGCTACGCGCCAGGCGATCCAAAGCGCCGCCTTTATCCGTGTCTGCGCTCGTGATCGCGCCTGCGCCGCCTGCGCGCGGGCCGTTCCGCGTGGTCGAGCTGCAACCTCATCATTGCCGGTATGCGGTGTTTTCCGGCTCCGAGCGTGGCGATCATCGGTTCTGCGGCGAGCCGCGTCAGGCAAATTCGCCTTACTGCGCCGTGCACCACGTGCTCTGCAATCCAGCTTCAACGCATTACGCGAAGAGGGCGTGATGGGCGCGACGGTCGTCAGCCTCGATTTCGAGTTGGCGGGCGTCCTCGACCTGACCGAAGTCGGCGCGGACGTTTGGACGAAGCATCCAGACACCGTGCCGATCCTCGCCGGGTTCGCCATCGATCACAAGCCACCCAACGTGATCGGTTTCGACTTGCTGGACCCGCTGAACCCGCTGCTTGCTGATCCGGCTTGCTCTGAAGTCGTCTACGCTCTTCATCATCGGACGACGCTTCTTCGCGCTATCGATGAAGGGGCCGAGATCCACGCCTGGAACGCCGCCTTCGAGTGGGCAGTGTGGAACAATATTTGTGCGCCTCGCTACGGCTGGCCCGCTCTGCCTATCGAGCGGTTCTTTTGCACGATGGCGGCGGCGGCCTGCGCCGGGCTTCCCATGAGTTTGGACGACGCCTCGCAAGCAGTCGGCTCGCCCCACGTCAAAGACAAGGCCGGTTACGCCGTGATGAAACGCATGGCGCGGCCCCGGCGCTTTGACGCCAACCATAAACCTGTTTGGTGGCATCGCGAAGACCCGGTCAAGCTCAAGCAACTGATCGCCTACAACATCGCCGACGTTGAAGCCGAACGCGACGTTCACCTGCGCATCCCGCGCATGCCGCCCCGCGAGCGCGAGATCTGGCTTGTCGACCAGCACATGAACCAGCGCGGGCTTCCCGTAGATCGCGAGCTGCTCACCGCGCTGCACGCGATCACACTTCAGGAGCTGCTGCGTCTGAATGCCGAAATTCGCCGCATCACCAACGGCGAGGTCAACGGCGCAACGCAAAACGTGAAGCTCCTGGAGTGGGTGCGCGAGCGCGGCTATCCGCACGCTTCACTCGCCAAAGACACGCTCGCCGGTTTCATCGGCTGGCCTGGATTTTTTACGCTCGACCAGGACACCCAGGACGTGCTCCTGCTGCGCGCCGAGGCGGCCAAGACCTCGACGGCGAAACTCGCCGCCATCAACGCTTACTCACCGGACGGACGAGCTCGCAATCTGGTGCAGTACGGCGGCGCGGTGCGCACTTTGCGCTGGGCCGGTCGCGGCCCACAGATCCAGAATTTTCCAAGGCCCGTCGTCAAGCACGTCGACAAAGCCATCGAGCAAATCCTCAAGGGCATGGACGCCGACAGTCTGCGCCTCCTGTTCGGTCGACCTCTCGACGTGGTGTCGTCGTGTCTGCGCGGCGTGTTCAAAGCGCTGGAGGGGTTCAAATTCGTGGTCTGCGACTATCACGCGATTGAAGCGATTGTGCTCGCCTGGCTGGCCGAATTCGAACCTCTCCTCGACGTGTTCCGCAGGCACGAGGATGTCTACACGTTCACGGCGGCGAGCATCGGCTCGACCAATCGACAACTGGGCAAAGTCCTGCGCCTGGCGTGCGGCTACGGCATGGGCCCCGACAGATTTCGGGAAACCGCTGCGACTTACAAGCTGATCCTGACCCTTCGAGAAGCCCGCGACGCAGTGCGTGATTTTCGCGCTGCGAACGCACCCATTGTCGTGCTGTGGCACGCGCTCGAAGCCTGCGCCAAGGCTGCAATTGTTACCCCTGGCGACATGTTCACCTTCAAGAAGCTCGCATTTCGCATGGGCGATCCAAAGGGGCGTCTCGCAGGCGCGCTCTTGATGGAATTGCCGTCGGGACGACGCCTCGTCTACCGCAATGCGCGGGTCGAGGACGGGCGGATCATCTACTGGGGCGTCAACCAGTACACCCGCCAATGGTGCGAGCTGGACACCTACGGCGGCAAGCTGGCCGAGAACACCACCCAGGCGGTCGCGCGCGATCTGCTCGCCCACGCGATGATCGTAGTGGAGCGAAACGCCCCGAGTGCTCTTCTGACTACTGTGCATGACGAGATCGTCGCCATGATTGAGACCGAACAGGCTCCCGCGCTCTTGGCTTCGTTGAAAGGCGTAATGAGCGCGCCTCCAGCATGGGCGGCGGGCCTGCCGCTCTCCTGCGCGGGCGGGATCGTCGAAAGATACGGCAAGCTATGAGGCGCAACCCGCATCTAGAAGCGATCCTCGTGGAGATCGAGCGCAACGGGGGAACCGTCGACGAGATCGACGACCAGCGCAAACACGTCGTGATCTACTGGTCGTGCGGCGGGCGAAAACTGATCCAGGTCGCGCCTAAGACGAGCCGCTCATCAAGCGGTCTACGCAACGCCGTCGGCGAAATCCGCCGACACGCGAGAGGGCTATCCCCATGCCCGACTTGAGGCTCCAGTACGACGCGATCCAGCTCTACGACCTGGGTTTTGGCCCGCGCCTGGTGCCTGTGACGCATCCCGATTGCGACATCTCGCCTACGTCGAAAATCCATCCCAAAGACCGAGGCAAGGCCCCGGGCAAGCTCACCCCGTCGGGCTGGGTCGGCGTCGACGTGAACAATCCGAAATTTCGCTGCGACGACTACGCCACCGCGAAGCTCTGGCGCGACGAGTGGGGCGCGAACGTTGGCTTTGTCGCAGGCGACGGTTGGTTCATTGTCGACAACGACCAGGGCGAGATTTTCTCGCGAATTTTCCGGGCGCTTTTGCTCGCGTACACCGGAGTTGAACCCCTCCGGCGCTACGTGTTCGCGCCCAAGCATGAGCGCGACGCTTTCTTCATGCGGGCGGTCGATTTCGTTGGCGACGGCGCGCCGGTCGCCAACAGGTCGTTCAAATTTCGCAACGGCGTCCTGGCGACCGAAGTCCAGTTGCTGGCGTCGGGCAAGCAAGCCGTGATCGCGGGGCTTCATCCCGGTACGCGCGGCCCCTACGTCTGGAGCCGGGCGCTTGAAGGGCTCGACCAGATCCCGGTTATGAGCGTCGACAAGATAAGCGAGTTCATCACAAGTTTTCTTGTGGAGGCGCAAAAAATTGGTTGGGTTCTCGACGGGCCGCCTCCGGCGTCGGTGTCTGCGACCGTGTCTGCGGCCTCCGTGTCTGCGAGGAGGGCGGCTAAACCCCCCTCCAATCCGCCCCTCTCTCCAGACGAGATCCGGGAGAAGATCCTCGAAGCCGAAACTCTCCTCGACGAGATCCTGAACCGCGACGTGCCTCCCGGCGAAACGCCTACCGACATCGACCGCTGGCTCGATGTCTACGAAAATTGGATTAGCGTCGCCTATGCCCTGGTGGCGTTCCTGGGCGCGGTTCTCGCCGCCACGCCAGAGGCGCTCGCGCTCTGGGTCAGATGGTCAGATGGACGCGCGCAGCAAGCCCAGACCTCCGAAAGCGTCTGGAAGAGCGTGCTCGGCCAGCCGCTGCGATTTGGGCCTCTCGGGCTCGTCAAGCTCGTGCGTTCGCTCGTGCCTGCGACCGGGCAGGCGTTTCCCGATCTCGATCCCGAAGACCCGATCCTCCAGAGTAAGACGCCGATTTGGGACATGCTTCGGGAGCGCTGGGCATATTGTGCGTTGAAGGGCTTTGTCGAGCTGAATGTCCGCCGCGCCGTTCAGCGACAGCCATTCGCCGACATGCACGCCTATCTCAAACGAAGGCTTTGCGCCGAACTGCGTCCGGGCCACAAAAAAAGTAAACCACTGCCCTCCGTCGCTGATCTATTTTTGGAGCAGTTTGATCGGCTTGAAGTGTTCGACATCACTTATGCGCCTGGCGATCCGCGTTTCATCGACACGGAAGTTTCCGGCGTGCCTACTCTGAATTATTGGCGGCCTTCAACGATCCAAGCGCGAACGGTGTCTGCTGATCAGGTCAAACCTTGGCTTGAGCATGTTTTGTTCGTGCTTGGCTCTGTGATTGAACGGGATCGGTTCATCAAATGGTGCGCTTTTGTCGTCCAGCACCCAAAGCTTAAACCGAATTGGCATTTTCTCATCATGTCCATCCAAGGGCTGGGCAAGGATACGATGGTCTTGCCGCTGAAGCTCGCGGTCGGTGACGGCAATTGGATCGAAGAGTTGATTTATGGCGTCGCCAGCCCCTTCAACGATTTGATCGAGAACAAGCTTTTGATCGTTGGTGAAACCGCTCAACCGAAAACAGGGCACATGTCGGCGCATGATGTCGGCACTCGGTTGAAACCTCTTCTGGCGCAGCCGCCGGAGCGCTTCACCGTCAACAAAAAATACAAGTCGCTTTACGTCATCCCCAACCGGATCGCCCTGATCCTGTTTTCCAACGAGCTTAACCCGCTTCTCCTCGACCGTGACCAGCGCCGCGTACACGTCGTCAATCGGCGCGCCGCCAAACCTGAACCGCCGTTCTACTATGAAAATCTGATGGCGTGGCTCGGCAGCGGCGGGTCCGAACTCGCGGCGGCTTATTTATTGAGCTACCCGCTTACCGAAGCGGAGGTGAAAGAATTCGCTGGCGGCGTCGCGCCGCAAACTGCTGACAAGATCGAGCTTGAATATCAGAACACCACCCCGCAGCTCGCCGCGCTTGAAGATATCCTTCGCGATACTCGGGAAGGTGTCGACGGGACGCCAAGGAACCTCGTGGCGACCGCCGAGGAATTAGGCGGCTGGATCAAGCTTCGAGGTTTGCAGCAGCCTTCGCCGCAAAATGTTCGAACGTGGCTCTTGGATATGGAGCGGCGAAATGAAGGCGTTCGCCGTCTCAAGCTTGATCCAAAAGCTCCTCACCTGTGCGGCGTTGTCAGTGACGGGAAGCATTCGGGCCGGTTGTGGCTTCTGGGCGAGAAGGCCCCGGACGGGCGCGAATGGAGCGCCATGACCAACACTGAAATCATCGCGCTGTGGAAGAACCTCCCGCGGCCCGCGAGCGCCACGATAATCCCGTTTCCGTCCGCCGACGAAGAGCCAGTTTGAAGCCAGACAAACTTGACACGACCAGACACAACTACTAGTTAATAGACACAGGAGAACCCTCCCATGCCCGCTGCACAACGCAAGTCCGCCGCGCCCCTGGAGCGCATCACTCAGCCCCTCTCGATTGGGGGCCTCGCCGCCCGTCTCGGCGTGCCCCGACAGCGTATCTACGCCCTCGTGGACAAGAAACAGATCCGGGCGGTGCCGATGGCCGGAGGGCTCGTCATCACACCCGAGGAGGCGAACCGGGTGATCGAAGCCGCCATTCGCGTCGACACCCGCGACGGGCGCTCGCGCCTCGTTTTCAATTTCATCTAACTGACGAAGGAAGGGATCTCCCCGCAGCGGGCGCGCGGCCACCGGCGAGCGTTTGAAGGCGCTACAAGATCGAGTTCCGGTCCTTCGTTGGTGAGTTGTCACCCGGTGAAACTCGGTAAAGCCGCGTAATTTATCATCAGGAGAAACCGTATGACCAGCGTTGCCGTTAAGTCCGAAGGCCAGGTCGTTCGCCCACTGAGTGTGCTTGTTCCGTTGATCAAAGAGGATCTGGAGTACGCTCGCGACGCCGCCAAGCGCGCTGGCATGCCGTATTACCAGGCTGCTGGCGAAAAGATGATGGAAGCCAAGGGGCAAGTAGCGCGCGGTGAGTTCACTTCGTGGATCAAACGTAATTTCGGCCTATCGTTACAACACGCAGAGCGATACATGGCGTTCGCTCGTGCAACCTCTGATACCCAAAATCAACGATTCGGTAATTTTAGTGAATTCATGCGCGAGGAAGGCGGCGACCCGGGTTATGGCAGGGTTATCCGCAAACCAGGATGGCATGAAAGCGTTAAAGAAAGCATCGACCACGCCAAGCGCGAAGCTGTGCGCGCTCGCGAAGAAAATCTTACCCGTCAGCAAGAGCGCGAAGCCGACCAGAAGCTCGCGCTGCGCCTGATCGAGATCGGCTTCAAAGTCTTAGCCAAAGAGCTGCACCCCGACCGGGGAGGTTCACGCGAAGCTATGACCCGGCTCAACCGAGTTCGTGATCGCTTGAAGCAGTGTGTCTGAGAAATAGGAGGAAACACAGTGGTGTCTAGCGAACTTAAGAGAGCCCGGCCACAGCCTGTGCTCGTCGTGGTCAATAACCGGCAGATTGCTTCGCACGGATTGTTCAATCCCGGTCTGATGGCTGATTTTGTCGGCAATTATGGCCGCAGCAAATGGTTGAAAGTCGGTGAACTGGCGCGAACTGCCTATGGTCAGAACACAGAGCGGTCCCGATCCTGCGCTCGCCGAGCGCTGCCCCGGCTGTTCTGGGTTCTCTTTCAGCGCCGCGATCTTCTCATCTACGAGTACGGCGAGCATGGCCGCGTCGAGGCAGTCAAAATCTGCAATGTCGGTCTGGAGCATGACTGTCAGTGCGCGGAGGCGAAACTGACCCGGATGAAACAGCGCAAGGAAATGAGCACGGAGCAATACAACAAAGCCCTGACGATGCTTGGGCTTGCTAACGAAGCACCTTAATGGCCAGCCAGCCTCATCTCCATCTGGTGGTGTCGAACCCTCCGTCACCTGATCCTGGAGGCGCTCGCCACAACGATCCCGACACTTCCAAGCTGGCTGCTCAACGCGTCGATGCGACGCACCTCGAATGGATCGTCTACACCTATCTGTTCAAGACTGGGCGCGACCTGACCGCGCTTGAGATCGCGCGCGGCATGCACATGGACATTCGGACGGTCTCGCCCCGGCTCAAGCCGTTGGAGCGCAAGGGCGGCGTCATGCGGTCGGGGAAGCGTTATTGCATCAACGACGCGGGCAATCCGAGCTTGATGATCACATGGCTGGCGTTGCCATGAACATCGAAGCAGTGAAAACGCTTGTCCACAAGCTCGCCGAGCGAACTTGGGAAGGGGGCGAGCTTGACGGTGGGGAGCTGCAAGATTTGTTGCTTGAAGCGGGCATACTGGTGCCTGTCGAAGTCGCCGAGCCGTGCGGCGAGAACTGCAACTGCGCAGACTACGATTGTGAGTTCCCGACGACTTGCAATCGCCTCGCGCCGGAGTGGGCGCGGACCAAGATGGAGCCAAACCAAAACCAAAAAGAGAACGGTTAGTCACGCGCCGCGTGACTTGACAACTTTGCCAGACACCCGAGGGTGGTTCAAATTCGGCTTCTATTTCAGATGGTTGGGGTGGTGGGCGCTGGAGGGGTCGAACCTCCGACCACTACCATGTCAAGGGTGTTTGTCTGGTTTGACAGACACAATAGACACAAGGACTTCCGAGCCTTAGATGAGTTCTAGCCCTGTGTTGGCCGACATTACCTATACGTTTTGACTACGCGCCGCGTGACTTAACTCATTGATTTTGTTAAAGCCAGACAAACGCGTGACTAGCGCGTGACTATGCATGACGGCAGGGCCGGGCTCCTTCAGGTTGCAGCCAGGAGCCCGACCCCTATCGCGGTCCCTAGGGGGTAACGGAGGCCGCGAATTCAGACCGCGAACCGGGCGCGCTTACGCCTGACGCCCAGGAGCGCCATCAAGCCGAAACCAATCGCCAGCATCGCCCAGGTCCGGGGTTCGGGAACGCCCGTCTGCATCGCCTGATTGAACCCCGTCACCGAGCCGTCGCCGCGCAGGATAAGCGCCGCGCCCTCAGTCATCGAGAACGGCGCGTTGGCGTCGAACGGCGACAAGAGCGAGCCGGAGAAGCTGTCGGGATCGGTGGTCGCGTGGCCGCTGACGGTCTCCAACAGCGCGCCCGGCGTGTTGGTCGGATTAGCGCCCTGCGTGTTGAGCGGATCGGCCCAGAACTGGAGCGTGCTGTCGGGCGCTCCCACATTCGAGTTGAAGGTCAGCGAGGCGGAATTTTCGATGAACCTCACCGGGCTCAAGAAGCCGGTGTCGCTGGCGAGCAGGGTGACGGTGATCGGCGCGCCGGTCAGGTTCTCGATGTTCGAGCTGGAAAGCTGAAGCTCGTTGACCTTGCCGAAGGTCGACTGGGTCAGCGTGAGCTGGACGAACGCGCCCCCGACAGTCGTGTCGACCGTGAGCAGGTTGTTCGCGCCGCCCGACTGGTCACAACTCAGTTGGCCGTCCGAACAGGTAAAAACGGAGCCGTTCGCCCCGATGGAAAGTTGCAGCGTGGCGTGCGCGGGCGCAGCGCCGAAAGCAAGTGCGAACACCCCCGCCAGAAGAGCATTTTTCATCGTGAATGAACCCCTCGTTGAAACCGATAGGGGGTTCTACCACGCCTACATGTCCGTGTCCTGACAAATCAAAGACACGACAGACACGATCAGCCAAATCGGTTGAACGGGTTTCCGAGCGTGCTCGTGCCGGGCGCGCCCTGCCCTCGGGCGAGCAAGCCCGTCATCCCCTGTGGCGCACCGCCGCCACCGCCCACGCCTCTGCTGAACAGGTTGGCGAGGAAGCCCAGAAACGGGTTTCCGCCGCCAGCGCGGCCCTGCGTAGGCAACGGCCCTGACGGCCCCGCCGGATCTTGACGCGGGTCCATGTTGTCGAACGCCGAGAAATTGAGTTGCGGGGTCTGGATGCCGCCGGGTGGTATCGACGGCCCGAATTGCGGCCTGGACCTAACGCCGACGGTCGGCAGTGCGGAAACGCCAACACCCGAATAGGGCATGTCCGATGGGGATAGAAACGTAGGTGTGGGTTGCGTGTTGTCGTCAATTCGAATGGCCATTGTTGAACTCCCTTATCGCCCTAACAGCCCGGTCATGCCGGGGATAAAGGTCATCGACGGGTCCGCGCCCATCAACAGGCTGATCGGCTTCGACGCGCCTCCGACCGAAGTCGGCGGGGTCCAGCCGGGATCGCCGGGCGAGATCGGCAGATGCGGACTGATGTAGGGCATCTCTGGATCAAGGCTCGTGCCGGTGGGGCCGCTAGGCAGCCAAGGCCCTAGGGAAGGCCGATAAGGCGCTTGCTCTGTGTACGGAGGTCGCCATCTCGGGTTGAACGAAGGCGGGTAAGGAGTTCCACTGAGCGGCGAAGGCACGTTGGAGCGCGCCACGTCGCCCGCGTTCAGCATGGGATCGCTGTCCGAAGAGCGGAGCGGGTTAGGCGTAACGCCGCCCAGCGGACTGTCGGCGTAAGACGATAATAGTCTTGGCGACGCGGCTCTGAGCGCGCTTCTGTAGTCATAGGGCGCGTTGCGCTGGTCAATGACGTTCGGCGAAGTCGGCATCGCCCGATAGCTTGACGGCACGCGCGTCATGATGGGCAACGTGTCGGGGTCAGGCGGATGCCCCCATTGCTTATTGAACGGATTGCTCTCCTTGAGATAATTTTCGAGTTGTGTGATCCAGTCCATGTTCTTATCGCCCTAGCAGCCCGGACATGCCGGGGATGAAAGTCTTGGGCACCCGCGGCGGCATGCCAGCGCCGATGAACCCCGCAGGCGGCGGCATCACCATCAAGCCGTTCGGCATCATGGTCGGCTGCGGCGAGCGCGCGTCCGGGTAGGGCGGGAGGAGCCCGGGATGCGGCGCAGGAGGCGGTTGAACCCCCATCGGCGGGTTGTTGGCGCTGAACTGTTGCGGGCGCTGCTGGGACATGTGCTGGCCGCCCATCGGAATGGGAGGCTTCTTGGGCTGGGGCGGCTTGGGACCGCGTGTCTGCGCCCCTGGCGGGCCCGTGCCTGCAGGAGCCCCAACCTTGACACCGCTGCCAGCGACGTTCTGACGCCCGCTGTTGGTGGGGTTCGCCACCGTCCCGCTGCTGGTGTTTATGCCGACCATACCGGCAAGCTGCGATGCTACGGAGGAAGACGCCATCAGGACAGCCTCATCGTGGGCCGATAAGGATTAGGCGAGAGCGAGCTGCTACGTTGGTCGAACAGGCTGGGCGTCGCGTTAGTCCCGAGTGCGCCGAGCATCGCCGTCATGCCCGGCGCGCCCTGCGTGATGCTGGGAGCATTGGCGGGGTTCTCCAGCGGGTTCATCGCAGGCGACGCGGCGAGCGCGCCCAGTTGCGATCCGACGCCGCCCGCGCCGCCTGCATATTGCGCGGGCAACGGGCTCGCCGGTTGCATGAAATCGGTCTGGGCCGCCATCGACCGAATTCCTGGCTGGTCGCCAGAAGTGTCCATGTAGCCGCCGCCGCCGCCGCTGGGCGTGCTCATGCTCGCGCCCATGCCCGCCAGCGCCTGCCCGATGGTCGAACCCATCACGGCTTGCGGCGAAGGCGGCTGATAGGCGGGTGGTGTCTGCCCGGCGGCGACGGGTGTGTCTGCGGACCCGGCAGGCGCGGGCTTGCCGAGCAACCCCGAGACCGGCGCGATATATTGCCTTCGCTGGGCGATAGCTCCCGCTTTGTCGGCGGGAACCTCCATATTGTTGACCCAGGTGTTGAGCCCTTCTTCGCCGTTGTTGACGCTTTGCAGACCCTTGAGAACCCCATTGTGCGACGTGTCGAGTTCATGCCCCATGAACTTGACTTGGATGGCGAGCGGCACTTTCGCGCTGTCGGTGGGAGTGTTCGGGTCTACGTCGACGCCATGGGCGCGGGCAAACGCCAACAAGCCGTGATCGCCGATCAGCCGGTCGGCTCGCCATTGCAAGATGCCGCCCGAACCACCGCCGGGGTCTTTGGCGTTGAATGATAGCGGGTTGAGGTTCGGGCCGCTCTCGCCCATGATCCCGGCGATAGCGCCCGCCGCGACCTCGGGCTTGACCCCTCGCGAGGAGAGTTCGTTGTAGATGAGGTTGATGGCGTCTTGGTTGTAGCTTGCCATGGGTCAGAAATTGTAGGTGTTCGGGGGGTTCATATTCGGTGGAACAGGCGCCGGTGTCTGCGACGGCGGCATCAGGCTCGGCTGGTAGGGCGGGTTCTGCTGGAACTGCATGACATTCTGGGTCGCGGCAGGCACGCCCTGGTAGAGCGCGTCGGTGAGCGGCGTGATGTTGCCGCTCATCGCGTTGACGAAGGTCGGGCTCTCCATCCCCGAGGCGATTGTGCGTCCGCCTACGCCTGCCAGAAGTGGGCCGCCCACGTCTTTCATCCGGTCCAAGAGCCACTTCATCGCCAACACCGAGCCAGCCGTGTTCGACAACCCGGCCCGCTCGATAGGCACGACAGTTTCGCGTCCCAGCGTCGCCAGATCGTTCATCGTGTCTACGCCGGAAGTCGGTTGCCCGTTCGGCCCAGTAAAGAGCTGCGTCTGCACCGGCTCACTGACACCTGTGCCGGGGCCGTTCCAGTCGCGCGCCATCCATTCGGGGCGGTAAGTTCCTTCCTTGGTCTGGCCGAGTTGAGAGATCCATTGCCCGGCGACTGCGCGCCAGTATTCGTTCGGAACGACGCGCGGATCGGCGAAGGGCTCAAGCTTGCTGGGCGATCTCAGGTTTCCGGTGAACCAGTCGTAGGCTTGCCCCTCGCCCTGCTTGCCCCCCTCGAAAGGCGCGCTGCCAACTGGACTGGCTGCGGTAGGACCGGTGAACTGATCGTACCCGCCGACTGGCTTGCCGCCGATCTTCTCCAACGCTTCCCGTTGGGCGATCATCTTTTGGTAGTTCTCGTTGGCGATATCGAACGCCACACCCAACGCCGGGTCTTTCGCCGTCGCCGCGTCGCGCATGGTGCTCGTGAGCCGGGAATAAAGATCGTCCGCCATCCCTTTTGACAGGCCGGTGAACGCGGGCAACGCTTCTCCGACGGCGCTGCGGGCCGACGCCACCCGCTCGAAGGGTCCGTAGCCTGCTGGCATGGGACCGTTCACAGCCTGAAACTTCGGTGTCTGCGCCTGCACCGCGATGTCGATCAGGTTGTCGATGTAGGGTTTCAAGCCCGAGTAAGTCCCCGGATCGGTGCTGAACTGGTTTTGGGCCGCGCCCTGATAGACCTGCCGGAGGTTGGTCGGTTGGTTTTTCCCGATGTCGGCCCGGTTCTGCGCTGTCTCGTCGCTCGCCTTTTGCGTGATGTTGGCTTGGCCTTGCCGCGCTCCGGAGAGCAGGTCTTCGCCTATCGAAGTCTGAGTAGACCCAGTCGGCACGCCGGTCCCGCCGTACACCCTGTCGGCGACTTCCTGCTGGCCGCTTTGCAACTGGTTCGCAACGCGCTCCTGCGCCGTCTTGACCGGGCCACCGACGACAGGCACGGAGCCGAGAGCTTTTTCGAACCACCGCAGGGCTTTGTTGCCCACCATGCCAGCGGTGGGCTGGATGCCCTGTCGTTGCCCTGCGGCGGCGACATCCGGCCCCTGCTCGCCGCCGCCGAAATACTTGGCGGTTCGAAGCCCGAGATTGCCTGCGATTTCGGGGAACCCACCCCCCGCAATCGAGCCGACATACTGCCCCGGTTCGCCCGCGACTAAATTACCGATTGTGCCGCCGACATAGCTTCCGGCAGCGCGGGGGAAGGCCGCTATCGCCGTCTTGGGGTTGGTCGCCAACGCGGCGGTGTTCTCAATAATCCTCTGAATAGGCGATGCGTCAGCCGGGAGTGGGGGAGCGCCGGTAACTTTCTGCAACATTTCCGGGAATGTCTTGTAATCGGGAATGTCGTTTACGACAGGCGCGGCTCTCGCTAACAGGTGCTTGCCGACGTTGAACCCACTGCCGATCATGTCGGCCCCGCCGATGATCGGATTAGCGTCTGGCGCAGCCGTGGCGATGCGGTCTCCCGCGCCCACGATGGGGGCGGCGTAGGCGTTGACCGCCTGCGCGGTCGGGTTGGCGTTGAGCGCGTTGCCGCCGAGATTGTGGTCGATCCAGCCCATCAAATGCCCGTAGGGCGTGTTGGGCCGCGCCGCCGTGGCGCTATAGACCATGCCCTTGGTGACGACAGGGGAGTTCTGCTGCGCCGCCTGCGCCATGTACTTCTGATTGAGCGCGGCTTCGCCCTGCTGGGTCGCCGTGCGCCAGTGATCCGCCGTCGCTTCCGGCGGCATCCAAATCGAGGAGCCGTCGCTGAGTTGCAGAGCGCGGTAGCCGGGCCCGGGTGACTTGAGCGTCGTCGCCATCACTGCACCGGCACGATGGAGTTCGTTTTCGGGTCGAACTGAAACTGCTGCGGAGGCGCTGCGTCAGGAGTTGGCGGTGTCTGTGTCGGCGGTGGCTGCGGGGGCTGCGCTTGCGCACCCCCTCCCCCTCCGAACAATCTCGCGACCGCGCTGATCGCGTCGCTGAACGGGTTGCTGCTTAGCATAGGCGGCGGCGTCGTGATTGTCGCCGGTTGCTGGCTCTCCGTGCCGACAGCGCCATATTGCTTGCGGTAATCGTCGGTGCGCTGCTGGATGGTGTTGTCCAGATCGAAGCTCTGCTGGGCGTAATCCGGCATCGGCAGCGCGGCTTGGCCTTGCCCATATCGCGCTTTGAAGGCGATGTTGCCGCGCTCGACTTGGATGTCTGCCGCCGCTTTCTCGTTGGCGATGATGTTGTCCATCACTTTCGGCGGCATGTTGGGGTTGCCGATGATCAGTTGCTCTTCCTTGATCGCAGGGCCCGCCAACCGCTGAATGCCCGCCTTCTGGCGGATGTCGGGGATCTCCGAGTTGAGGAGCTGTTGGATCGCTTGATAGGCGGCTCCCTTGTCGCCGATAGACATTCCCCATTTGTCGGCGATCAGCTTGACAGCGCCAGCGTCGAGCTGACCAGTCGGCCCCGCTGCGTTGTAGAGATGCACCAGATCGTGAAGCTGATCGAGCTTGGGCAGAAGCTGCTTGGCGGACTGAGCTTCGGTTAGCGCTTGCGTGAGATCTTTCAGATTGGCGTCGCTCACCGAGGTGCTGGCGGCAGTTTCAGTCGGTGTCTGCCCAACGATTGTGCCTACGGGTGTCTGGCGCACGACCGGCGCTGGCGGAGCGAACGGAGCCGCCGTGTTGGGCACAGACACATTGGGAGGGTTCGTCGCCGGTGCTGGCAGCGTCGGTTGCGCTGGCGGCGTGGGACCATTGGAAGAGGGCGCGGGCGGCTGCGCCGGTTGCGCAGGCGCGGCTGGACCGTTGTTGAACCCTCCCGGCGGCGGAAACAGTTGCGGTTTCGCGAGATCGCGCGGCTTGGTCGCGTTGTCGGCGGTGTTTGTGCCTGTCGCGGTCGCGGCGGCGGTGTCCTGCGCGTTCTTGACCTTCCAGTCGTTGAAGGCTTGGGTTGTCTTCGGGCCGACAGCGGGCGGATAGGGGTTATCCCACGGCTTCCCAGTCATCGTCTCCATGATCTTGATGTTGTTCTGGGTCGCTTCCGGCGTCGTGTCGTCAATCAAACCGTTCGCCAGATTTGCGGTCGCGGTCTGCTCGCCGGTCTTGGTTCCGAGCGCGGTCGACGCGGCGCTTTTGCCCGCCTGGTTGACCTTCCAGTCGTCGTAGACCTTGGCGGTGTTCGGGCCCGCCACCGGGGGGCCGAGGGACGCGTAGTCGTAGGGCTTGCCGGTGATCTGCTCGATGTAGCGGATGTTCTCCTGCATCGCGTTCGGGTCGTCTTTCAGATTGCCGCTCAGTTGCGCTGCTGAACGAGCGATCTGGTCGTAAGGCGCGCCCTGGTAGATCATCAGGGCGATCTGCGGCAGCTTGTCCGCAGGCACGATGTGCGACCATTGGTCGATGGCGGCCTGACGCGCCTGGTTCTCGCGCTGCAACTGGAGGAGCTGCTGCTGCCGCATCCACATTTGTTGTTGAATGTCGTAGGCACGGAGCTGGTTGAGCGGGTTGAAGCCTTCAGTCAGCGAACGCCCAAGATTGCCGAGCGTGTCTCCCAGCGTCGTGTCTGTCGGCATGCGAAGGATCGGCATTGGTCAAGCCCACGCGTTATCGAAGGTGTTATTGGGAAGATTGCTGAAATCCGGCGTGCCAGCGAACGACCCAAGATCGTAATTGCCGGTTGCGCCGCCGCCGCTGAACAACCCGCTCAGAGCGCCGCTACCCACGACGCGCGGACCTGCGAAGCCCGCCAACGAACCCGCCAGGCTCATCGCGCCCTTGGCGATGCTGCCCTGCGCTTCGGTGCCGGGCCCTATCGTGTAGTTGAGCGGTTGGACTTGCTGCTGCACGCCGTAGGTCTTGAGGTTGCCCTGGCGCACGGCGTTCAGCTCGTTGATGGCGTTGCCGCCTTGGGCGAACTGGATCGGCACGGTGGTGCCCAAGCCCCCGAACGAACCCCCATACGAGTTTGCCGTCGCCAGCGCGGCGATGCGCGAGCGCGCCTGCGCCGTGGCTTGGTTCACCTGCGAGGTCAGGCTGTCCATGAAGGTCTGGTTGCCGGAATTCTCGCCCGAGAGGAGAAGGTTGCTCGGGTTGGAAGCGTCGGTCGCCGTGCCTGCCGGTTTGGTGTAGGCCGTGTTGAGACGCTGCGCTTCAGCGCCCTGTTCGGCTTCCTGCGCGGGCGCTGTGACCTTCTGGAGCGTCGATTGCTGCACGCCCGTGGCGCGCTCGCGCGCCGCGTCTTCCTGCGCCACTTGCTGCTGGTGGATCTGGGTTTGGTAGGCGACCCAGTTGGCGTTGGCCTGGTTCTGCTTGTTCTGGACATCGGCGAGGCCAGCGGCCTGCTGCTGGCCTTCGTAGAGGCCCATGCCAGCCGAACCGACGGCTCCGATGGCGGCGACTGCGGTGAGAGGATCACACATGGCTTACCCCTGAACCGTGTTGCCGGTGCCTGTGGCTCCGCTCGGCGTGGCCGCCCCGGTTGAACCCACCCCTCCGGCGCTCGGGTTGATGTAGGCCATCGGATTGGTAAAGCCGGAGAGGGCGTTGCCGACGCCGACAGTGATCGGCGCAAAGAGAGCGCCTGCGGGGTTCAACAACGGCTTGGTGAGGTTGGCGTTGGCGACCATGTTCTGGGCGGTGTTGGCGGCGACGCTCGGGTCTTCGGTCGAGTAGAGCTGATTGAGCGCGGTCTGCTCGTCGTTCTGGATCGTCGAGCGCAAGCCCGCCGTCTGGGTGTCTGCGCCCGAGGCGATCTGCGCCCGGTTGATCGCGTCCTGGTTGGCGAGGTTGCCAATGTCCATGCCCGCGACGGACGAGTTGAGCTGCCCGGCGCGAGCCAACGAGTAAGACAGGCTGGAGCGCGCGGTGTTGTACTGCTGGCCTTCCTGCGGCATGTAATAGTCGAGGATCGATTGGGTGTACTTGTTGTAGAAGTCGGGCCCGAACGGCGAGTTTGACGTTCCGGGCGCGCCCCCGGCGTAAACTTGTGTCGCCGCGAGGTCCGAAGTCGAACCGGAATTGACCAGATTTCCCGACGCGTCATAGAGCCCGTACTGAGGCGTGCCAGAGCCGTCGTCGGGCAACTGGCCCCACGAATAGCCGCTGGGAAGCGACTGTTTCGGGCCGACCATCTGCGCCTGCACTCCCGCGATGGCGCTTGCGGGGGAGCCGTGCGCATAGCCCCATTGCAACGCCGCGTTCTGCTGCGCCAGCGCGGTCGGGTCTTCAGATTTCGCGTTGCCTTGCGTGATCGAGGAGAAGTCGAGCGGCGTCGATCCAGTCGGCGTGCCTTCGAAGATGTTCTTGATGTTCTGAGTGCCGTAATTGAGCCGGGCGTTGCGCTCTTGGTTGGCTTGGGTCGCCTGCGCAGCCTGCTGCTGCTGCATGGCGACGATCTGGCCGTTGGTGTCGACTGCGCCTTTCGCGCCCTTGCCGCCCACGTCAGAGCTTCCTTCTGCACATGAAGCCGAACTGCTCGAACCCGGCTTTGTTGAACATGTTGAAGAGCGAGCGCGCGGCGGCCATGCCGGAAGCGACAGGAGCATGGAACGCGCCCGCGTTGGCGCGTTGGCCCTCTTGGATCGCCATCGCCAGAAGCGCTCTGCCTATCGCGCTCCTTCGGTGCTCGGGGACGACGTAGAACTCCATCAACACCTGACACGGCCTAACGCTAAAAGTGTGATCGAGGATGTAGGCGAGAAAGCCGACGATCTCTTCGTCGACAAGGGCGAGGATATGCGGGCGTTCGTCGGTGAAGACGCCGTTGAGCACGGTTTCGCGGGCTCTCTCAGCGTCCCATTCGAGCATGTCCTTGTAGACGGCTTCCTCGTAGAAGCGTTCGTACAGACGCATCACTTCAGGCACGTCGTTCACGTCGGCGAAGCGGAACGCTACGCGCTCGTCAAGATTGTCGAGGGTGATCGGTCTGTTCATCGGCAAGCCACGCGAAGAGGGTGAAGTCTTCGTGTCGGATGCCGAATTCCGACAATGCGGCCTCTGCTTTCCAGCCCAGCGAAGTGAGCCAGATCCGGGTGTCTTCGCGCTTGGCGAGCGCCCGGCACTCGGCGCGGTGAAACCCCGCCTTGAGTAGTGCGGGCACCATAACGCGCCGCGCCTGCCTTGTCACGCCCCTGACGACGTGGGGCCAGCTCGAAGTGCCGAACGCCCAGCACCCGGCGACGGCGGGGGTCATGGCGTAGGCCCCGAGGACGGCGGAGGGTTCGCCAGTGTCCTCACGCCAGAAAATCCAGCCGTCGAGCGTGAGCGCGAGCTGACAGAACTGGAGCGCCAACTTCATGCTGTCGAACCCCACCCCTCGCACGGCTTCGATCTCTTCCTTGTCCTCTGGGCGCAGGTTGGCGAGGATATACTGCAACGGGTCTGGGGCGACGGAAGTGATCTTACTCAAGAGGTATCTGCCGGGGCGTAGTGAATGAACAGCTTGGAGAATGTCGCTGGCCCCGGCGCTTGGTGGGTGATTTGAAGCTGAATGTGGGTGCCGCGCCCACTTATAGGTATGCGCCCGTCCATGATGGTGGGGCCGTCAATCGTGCAGATCTGATCGTAGGGCGTGGGGTTCGCCGTCGGGTCGAAACTTGCCATCACGTTCCACGTTGAGCCCGGGTCGTTGGAACAGATCGCGTCGAAGCCCTGATAGAACTTGAACGTCGCGGGCTTGTCGAAGCTCAGAAAAGGGGTGGTGAAGCTGACGGGGCAATCGTCGTAGATTGAGGGCCCCTGCGAGCCGAAACGATAGATGCTGTCGTCGGTGGCGCGTAGGACGACATAAGGGTCCGAGAACACAACATCGGCATTGTTGATGGTGAATTCGGGGATGTAGACGCTCCACGCCGAGATATTCGGCGACGCCCAGTTGGAAAGAATATAGATCCGGTCCTGAAAGGTCATCCAGATCCGACCCGTGCGCGGCGACAGAATCGCCTTGCTCCAGTAAGCGCCGTAGAGTTGGCCCCGATCCGCCATCAAATCCTGAATAATCGGGTCGATGGGCGAGCCTACGTCGGCCACGGCGGCGGTCGTCGTCAGATCGCGCGCCCTGAGCGAACGAATGCCGTGCGTGCCGAGGAAGTACACGTCGTTGGCGACATACTGGCGCACACTGGTCGGCGCGCCCGTGCCTGCGTCGCGCAATGTCTGATAGTACTGGTTGAGCGACGGGTCAGGGTCCAAGAACCACAATTGGCACGACAGGTTAGAGAAGATCGCCATCTTGTCGTAATAGACTTCCATCGACACGAGGTTCTCGCTGTCAGCGTCGTTCGCGCCGATGTTGATGAACCCCGAGCCGTTGTGCGCGATGTTGCCTTGCCCGTCGGGCGGCGGGTCTTGCCAAATCGTCGGGTCGCCGACGGCGCTGAAGTAAAGATTGCGCCCTTGGACGCTATACATCTTCTCTTTGTAGGTGCGGACGAAAGTGCCCTTATCCTCGGCTTGCGGGACCAAGACGCCATTGTAATAGTGCCACCAGTGGAGATTGCCGACGAACACGGCGTAGATCTGGCCGTTGAAGACATCGAACGAGTACATTGCCAGGAGCGTGTCGCCGGGCGGATGCGCGATGTGAATGACGCCGATGTCAGTGTCTGTCGGCTGGTCGATCACACCCGTGTTACCGTCGGCCAAGTGGGTGAACACCAGGTTGTTGACCGAACAGAGCCCCATCGATCCCGCCGGGGCACTGCACCAGTAGACGAACGCGGCCCGCTTCTGGATCTCGCCGCCTTGTGTGATGTCGGCGTTTTGCAGCATGCGCAAGGTGCCTGCGGGCGCGGTGAGCGCGGATTTCCTGAGATCCATGCCAGCCTGGAAGTTGGCGATCTCGTAGTAAAGCGAAGTCCCGCCGCCCGCGCCGCCCCCTCGCTGTCCCGGCATCGCTTACCCGCCGATCTGCTGGTACGCCGGAATGAAATCCAGATAGGGCGTCAAATGCCTGCCGTCATTCAGCGGGCCCATGTGGCCGCCGTCTTTCGACAAGCTCTTCATGTTGCGCTGCTGCGCGCCAAGTCGGGCGACGAGCATGCGGCGATATTGGTTCGCTTTCTGAAGCTTGAGCGAAGCGCTCTCGCTCTTCTGCATCGAGAGGATCTCAGCGGCGGCGAACAGCACCACCAGCGTCGCGTCGATCACACAGGTGTCGGTGTCCTCGATCAGGGGGTTCAGCGGCGCGTTGCCCTCGATCCGCAGCGAATAGGGGTAGTTCGCAGGCGGGATCGGCCACACTTCGAATTGCGCGGCGGCGTTGGTCGAGCCGCTGGTCGCGTCGTATTGAGCGCAGTTGCGCCAGCGCCGGGGCGGCCACGCCTGGATCAGCTCGCCGCCCATCGCGGCATAGGTCTGCGGATTGATGCCGTAGTCAAGAGGCACCCAGGTGACGCCCTGAGGCCACCAAATGCGAAAGATGCTGTCGAAAGGCAGTTCGGGCGGGTAATCGTAGTAGCGCTGGCCAGGGACCATCGGCATGTCGTGGTAAATCGTCAGGTGCGGCCACTCGATGTCGTTCCACTGCTCGCGCTGCACCCGCTGGAGCTGATAATTGTAGAAGGGGGTCGAGGAAGTCGTCTGACTGGGCGTCAACGACTGGAACGTCTCCGCCAGCAATTCGTAGCGAAGCTCGCTCAAAGGCACCCCGACCCGCATCGAGCGCAGGGCCATATTCGAACCCTCCTATGGCGCGCCTTCAGATACGCGCGTCGAGCGCGTCTTCGTCAGGCGTGTGCTGTTGCACCCGCGTGGGCCGGTCGCTTGGCTTCTTGCCGCGCTTGACGTTCTTCGGGTTGATTGGCCAGCCCGGCATGAACCATTCGACGTGAAAGCTCTTGCCAGCGTAGACGCTCTCGACCACGTCGCGCCCGTAGAGAAGCGACATGCGCTCCTTCTCGCGCGACGGCGTTTCGCGCGCCCCCAGCGCCACCGGGCGAATATCGTAGATCGCCTGGTCGCCGTGGACCGCCTGAAGCACCAGGATCTCAGGCCACGGCACTGGGTTCTCCGCGCCCCGATAGAGCACGTTAGTTTTCTCGTTGGCGACATCGATCATGCACTCGCACAAGTGCTGCTGCATGTAGCCTTCTTCGCGCTCGGTCATTTCTTGCTGTCGCCCTTGTCGTAATGCGGAGAGTGCGTCTCCTTGCCCGGCTCGGCCTTCGCCTTGGCGTCGGCTTCGGTCTTGGACAGCTCGGCGTCGTCGACCGGCTGACCTGCGACGTAGTCCTTGCTGCCCGGCTCGGCGAGATGGAAGTCTTTCGGCTCCGGGTAGTTATCCGGCGGCTTCGACGGCAGGTCTGGCGTCGAAGCCTTGGGCGGCATGGCGTGGGGACTGGTAGTGTCCTTGATGTCGGGCGAAGGCTGATGCTTCTGGGGAGGGTTCTCCTTCACCGGAGGCGTCGGCGGCTTGTGTGGGTCTGCCATAGTGGGTTCTCCTTGGTCGTGTCTGGCTCAACGCGTTAGGGGCTGGTCTTGTGGCGTTGCGCCTTGGTCATTTCGCCCCGAGCCACGCCTTTTGGCGTCGCCTTATTCGTGCCGGGCTTAAGTTCGCCCGCTTTCTGGAGCGTCGCCGTTGCCGCAGCGTAGGGGTTCACCCCCGGAGAGTTCTTTTTGATCTCCTTGACCGCTTTATCTAAAATTTTAGGCATGACTTGCCTCCATCCGAACGACGGGAGCTGTCGCTCCCGTCGCGCGTGTATACCGTAAAACAGGACACTAAGCGATGTCGACCACCATCGACGAGTTGAGCATCGATGCGACCATCTGGCCGGTCGAAGTGATCGACTTGTAGAGGACGAAGATGTTGTAGGGGCGCGCCGGGGTGTGGTCCTTGCGCCACTCGTCTTCCATCGCCATCAGGAAGATGCACTTCGGGTCGAACCAGTACATGCGCTTGGAGAAGCCCAAGTCGTCGAGGGTCGGATCGTATTGCACCTTAGTCCCGCCGGGCAGGATGATATCGCCCGAAGAGATGTCTTGCGAGTTCGAGAAGCCGGTCATGCTGTAGTAGCCGTTAGCCCGGCGCTCGATCATCAACGCGTCGATGAACGCCGAACCCGCCAGAGCCACCGACGGCTTGCCGCCATAACGGATGAGCTGGAAGTATTCGTGCTGCATCGCCTGGAGCAACGCGCCGCCGTTGGCGGGGTTCGACGTGATCGGACCGCCGCCGGAGATCGCGTCACCCGGGGTTGTCCCGATCTGCGTCGCCATCGCGGCGGTGTGCGCCCGGTTGCGCCACCAAGTGAACCCCGTGGCCGCCGTCTGGTCGAGGCCGCCGACGACGCCGACGCAAGGATTGTCCTTAATGATGCTGCGCATACCGGCGAGCGCCTTGGCGTCCAACGTGCCGTCACCCCACAGAAGCGCGTTCATGGTGCGCGCGTATTGCTCGCCCAATGAAAACAACTTCTGTTCGAGCAGGTTGACCAGCACCGTCAGCTCGCGCTTCGAGTGCTCGGCGGTCCTCTCGCCGTTGGTGTCAACGACGCTGATGCCATCGATCTTCAGCTCGGTGTGGGTGAGCGTCAAACCGATGTGATGTTCACGCCAGGGGTAGTTCGCCCGCTTGATGTTGGCGGGAGTGAAGAACCCGACGGCGTCGTTGTGGGTGTAGCCCTTGACGACATCGTTGCCGGAGCCGTCACCGTAGGTCCCGACGACCGCAAGCGAGATGTTGCCCTTGCCGCCGGGGAAAGTCTTCTTGCGCCCCTCAAGGAGGTTCAGAAGAGGCTTGTTTTGGATCGACTGGTCGAACTGACCGCCTTTGTTGAAGTAGTAATCGAGTGACGCGTTCGCGATAGAGGCGATTTCGCCTGCTGTGAAGGCCATGTGCTTGGCTCCTCGGAGCTATGCTCCGCGAGCACGCGCAAGCCCGAGTTCGGCGGCCTCCATCAGAGAGCGCGGTTCCGGGCGTGCGCCTGACGCGGCGCGGTTGATGCTGCTCGGAACTGCCCTGGTCGGTTGTCGTTGGGGGGCGAAGGTTTGAAGCGTCCTGTTCGCACGGGAGTAAGCCTCCTTGGCGATCTCGACGGCGTGCTCCGGCGACTGCGGAGCCCCTCGTTCCTGGACTACGGCCCAGAGGAAGTTCCTCACGGTTTCTTCCTTGCGTCCGTAGTCCGGGTCGCTTTGACGGATGCCGTTCTCCCACGCGCTCACCGTTTGCTCGATGGAGCGCGAGAGGTGTTGCTGCTGCGCGGTGGTAGCTTGAGTGCTCGCTACCTGCGTGACGCGCGTCGCGCGCTGCTCGGCGAGAGCCCTGGCATACCTGTCGCGCGACATTTGAGCCGCCGCGTCGAACGTCACGCGACCCTGCTGAACCTCGCCTTGGAGATCCGGCGGGAGCGTGATCCCTAATGCCTGCGTGGCGAGTTGAACGTAGGGTCCGACGCCCTCCAAAAACGACTTGAAGTCGCCGCGCCGCATCGCCGCCGCCAAGTCGAGCGTGAGCTGGAAATCTTCCCGTGCGATGTCGTTGGTGACGAGGAAATTTCGCAGTGTCTGCGTGACTTCGGCTTCAGCCTTGAAGGCGTTGCGCTGTCCAAGCAACTGCTCGATGCGCTCGCGGGTGCGCTTGTTGTAAGCCGCGAGTTCTTCGGCAGTCGGGTCTTTGGTGAG